GCCCGCACCGGCTGCGACCACAACAGATATCTCCGCTGCCGCTGCCGTGTCGAGAGCATCGCTACCGTCGTTCGGGTCATGGCTGTCCTTGTGCGCGCTTGGCGTGCGCGCGTCACTTAGGCGTGCGTCAGCCGTGTCGATCAGAGTGGCGTCTGATACTGCCGCATTGAGTTCCGCCAGCGTGCCAGCTCCGAGGTTCTCAATGTCGGTCGCGTGCGGGTTTGCTGTCGCTGTGATATGCGCCGTCGCGGCTTCCTGCGCCGTAACCTGAGCAGCGGTTGAATGTCCCGCGCTTGCGTTCGTAGCGGCTGGCATAGAGATAGCCACTGCCCCGGCTGCGATGACTGTTGGCGAGTTGGTGACAGCCACGGGCGAAGTAGCGGTCATCGTTACCTTGTTGCCAATCGTCAACGCACCAGATCCGGTCACATCACCCGTGTGCGTGGCGTTGGTCACCTTGGCCGTGTTGGCCTCTTGCGCGGTTACTTGCGCGGCAGTAGACAGCCCGTTCTGTGCATTCGTGGCTCTCTGGATTGCGTCACTTTGGCCGGTGATGTGTGTTCCCGCATGTGAGATTGCTGCATAGAGTGCGTCAAACGCGGTCGTCAGAGTCGCGACCATGTTGGCCCAAGTGATCTTCTTCAGGACTGCGGATATGATGACAGAGAACACGCCCGCACTTGTCGGATCGGTTACCGCCCCGCTACCGGTGATAGCGTCTTCAATGTTGGCCGCGTCGGTCACGTCGGCAAGTGCTTCCACGCCGTCTAGCTTGCTGCCGTCCGTAGCGACATCGCGCCCGTCAGTCGTGCCGCTTACGGTGATGTTCCCTTGTACATCGACGTTTCCGCTATCGTCCTCTGTAGTCGTGCCGTCTTGGATCAGCTTGCCAGTGGTCAGATTGTAGCGCGGAAATGCGTTGTCCGTTGCAGAGGCTGGCCCTACTACATCGCCAGATCCAGACGGGGTATCAAACTCAAGCGCGTCTTCCCCTGTGTTGACTTTCGGGTATTTGCCAGCTTGCCCCGTATACGCACTCGGCGTATCGTCCAGGGACAAAAACGTCATCGCTGCAACCTGTGTCGGGCTCGGTGCCCCATAATACCACTCAGTTCGCAGGACGACGATATCATCCAGCACGACCGCGTCTTTGTTCGCCGTCACGATATTGATTCTGTAGGTGGCAGAATCTGCCCCGAGATCGTCCATGCGATCAGTGACAAGCTCGGTCGTGTTGAGGTTGATTGTCCCGGTTAGCGTCAGCTCGCCTGAGCTATGCGTGAGCGCAGCCGAGACGGCCAGCGTGGTCATGTTGTCCACTAGGGCGACGTAGTACGCCTCGGCAGCGTCGAAAGTGCTGCCATCAGCGAACGTCAGAGATAGCGCCAGCGTTTCGCGGCTTGCCCACGGCTCATCAAAGGTGATCGTTCCGTCAAATTCTACTATCACACCATTCATAGCCTGTTGCTCCTGCAGCCACGACAGCCGCCTCGCTTGCGTTGCGTTGGCTCTGGCTCTGGCGGTACGTTTGGGACAAAGCGGTAGCGAATGTTCGGGTGCATGTGGTACTCGGGCGGGCAACCATGCTTGAGCGACATTATGTCGCCGTCGGGGAAGTTGTGAAACTCTTTGCCGTCAATCACACACACGAGAAGCTCCAGTCAATTAAGGCGACCGGTTTTGTTCTGAGCTGAAACCCATAGGATTCTGCCGGGCCGCTGTTGGTCCAATTTGGCGCAAGTCCCGTCCCAGTAAGGTTGCCCGTCTCTGCGGTCACTGCTGCGCCAGCCACCACCGTTGACATCAATCCATATTCGTCCTCGGTTGGCAGTGTTGCGCCCTGTTCGTCGTATACGGCAGGCGAGGGGAAGACGGTTGGCATCAGAAAAAAGCGAACCGTTTTGTTTATCGCGGCAGACAGACTGAGAACCTTTAGATGGGCGTAGGCAGTCCATGTTGTAGCGTTGTATTTCCCGAACGCGTTCGGGCCGAATACATATGTGTACAAAACTCCGAAATACTGCGTGGCTCGCGACGCCACCGGTTGCGAGGCCCAATACGTTGTTTCCGCCCAATCTGCCTCTGCGGCGTCTATTGCGTCTTGTTCGGTCGCTTCGCCGCTTGCGCTTGCGGTGGTTCCTGAATACTCATAGTACTCCGTCCGCAAGAAATTGCTGCCCGCGTAATACGTGTATACCGTAGTCAGCATGTCTTTGACGAGGGCCAGGAGCTCGTCTTGGTCTGTTGCTGAGTCTGCGTAGTCGCCAGGCAACCTGGAGGGACCGGAAGCGCCGCCCGTGTATGTTCCATCCAGAAAGCGCTGGGCGCTATCGTTCACAAATCCGCGAAGTCGTGCCATCGAGTAATAGTTGCCGCACTTGATCCAGTCGCCTTCGGCTTCGTTTGCTGCCTTCTGACGCTCGAGGATGCACGCGCACAGCTCGGCATCGACGGGACACGGGCAATCGACGCAGCTTACGGGATTGCCGCTGCTGTCGCCTATCACGCCCGATTCGCCTTGTTGTCGCCAGAGCGTACTCATGAGGACACACACACCACTATCTCGTTCCAGACGAAATCGCCTGCGTCGTGGCCAGTCAGTTGGTTCTTGGCGGCATCGTAGCCGGTCGCGATATCGCTAATTGCCAGCGCTGCAACCCACCGCGTACCATCATAGATGCACATTACGTCGGTGTTTGCGTCAAAGGTGACCGAAGTAGACAGCCCCTTGCCGAACAAGCGAACGGTTTCGGCAGCGCCTATCTCGTCACCAGCCATATCGTCAATGGTGACAGTTGCCGCGATGTAGTTCGAGTCGCCATCCTGCGTAACGGTGATTCCACCAAGCTCCGCTATGCCAATCTCGATTGCTGCGGGCGATGCGTGGCCTACTGCGCCGCCTGCGTTGCCTGTAACGGAAAACGTGGCGCCGTCGCCGGTCATCTTGTTCCGCTGAACTTCCTCCATCAGCCAAGTGATCGCGCGCTTAACGTCAGCAAACCACGGCGGGTCTAGCGCTGTGATGATTGGCTTTTTTGGCTTGAAGCTCATGTCGTGATTGCCACAAATCCGCTCGGCATGTATTCCCAGCGAGACACGATTATGGTAGTATCACTCTCTTCTGAGACGTCGCGGCCAAGCAGTCGCCACTTGCTGGCCGTCGCTGATCCCATCCCAGTCGGTGTACCCGTGTCCTGCAGCGCTGCCACTATTGCGGCTTGCGTCCAGGCAAAGCTAGCATCGGTATCCGTGTAGGTATACTCGGTCGAATAGATGGGGAGCGTCTTGTATTTGGCTGTCTTGAATTCGGCAACCTGAAGAACGGTAAACGGGCCGTCGTTTGTGGTCAGTAGTCGCTTGTCGTCAATCGGTATCTCTTGCGTTTGACGGATGCCGACCGTTCGCGGATTGTCGGCCGCCCGTATCCGCCCGGGAGCGTCGCGGGTAAACGTCAACTCGACTGTGTTGACGCCAGGCGCCCGGGTTGATATCCGCCGCCCATAGCAGTACAACTGCGCCCCGTCGGGGTCCAATATCGTTTCCCCGTGTTGGTTCGTGGTTGCCTTGAATGCCGGCAACGATGCGACCGCGCTCCCCTGCCCAATCCAATACCGTTCGATGTGCGTCCAGATGTTATCGTTTCCAGACTCAACGAGCGGATACCCGGGCTCGTCTTTTGGGCTTGTAGATGGGCCGATATGCTTCTTTGGCATTAGTACGCTAGCGCCTCCCGTCGCTCGATAACCTGCAGGCTTGCCGCGCTTTGCTGCGCCGCAGTCAACTGGTCTTTTTCGTTCTGCGTCACGTCTGCCGAAGGCTTCGGCGTTTGTGCCATTGCCGTCTTGGGCTCGGCTATCTTTGGCTGTTTTGAGAAGCCCTTGAAGCCCTCTACCGACTCGCGGAGCTTGCGGCCTTGGAGAAACCGTATCGGAACGCCCAAAAACCCGCGCAATGGCTTTTGCTTCCGCAGTTCGTCGTTTTGATCCCCTAGCGCGTCCGCTGTTCCCTCTGCCGCCTTCTTTCGCGCCAGAGCCGAGTCAAGCAGGCCCTGCTGCTGCTTTGCTATAAACTCACGGATCGCGGCGTGCTGCTTGGCAATATCTGCCGCTTCCTTCATGAAATGCGCCATGCCCTTGGATATCGCCTCGTTCTTTTTCCACTTGGCCCATAGCTCGTCGTTTTGGTCCAGAATCACGTTCATCTGGTCAATGATCGGCTGAACTAGCGGGGTGTCGTGGAAAGCCGCAGACAGGCCCTCTGCTTCCTTTTTTGCTAGCCCAAAGGCCCTGCTTATCCTCGGCAGATCCTCGAAGGACGCCATCTCAATAGCGATCTTGTCGCTCGGTATGCGGTTTATCCCATTGATGATCGTGTTAATGGTGTTTTGCCAGGCGATCAACATGGTCTTTTGCGCGCCGAGAGATGCGGCCTTGAGAGTCACAAACGCCAACTCTCCAGCCCGCCGCATTACATCAAACGCCACCTTTGCCACCTTTGCTAATAGCCTTAACTGTGACGCCGCTGGCGAAAAGAAAAGGGCAAGCCCGGTTTTTAGCCTGTCAATTACACCCTCGTATAGGTTGAGCATTCTGGAAAACTCTGTCCTGAAAATCTCCGATAGGTTGTTGACCGAGCCGGATATCGTTCCCCCTAATAGGGCGAGCGCTGACATGTCCTCGTTGAGATCTCGAACCTTGTCGATCGTCAGTTGCAGTCCGGCTTTCGCTAATCCCTTAAACTGATTCCCTAGGTTGCCCAAGGCTATTCCCAAATTATCCTTCAACGTCGACACAAGCCCGTTGCCGGTCTTGGCCAGTCGCTCCATGCCGCCACCGAACCGGGTAAATGCAGCGTTTAATACTGCCATCTGATCTTTTGAAGATGCGCCTGCCGCGTTCAGCTTCTCGAGCATGTTCCGGGCTTCACCACCCAAAATGGCCATCTGCTGCAACCGCAACGACGCGCGTCCAAACGGCCGTCCAGACTTAATCGCCATCACGGCGCGCCCGTACCACATCGCGACTTCTTCGAGTGGCTTGCCTACCGCTGCCGCGGCGTCACCTATCAGCCGTATCTGATCCACGCCCGCATTGCTCACTCCAAGGAAGTTGATTAGCTGCTTTTGCGCCTCAAGTATGCCCGGGAGTTGGAAGGGTGTCTTGGCGCTGAACTCCACAAGTTTACGGAAACGCCCCTCCGCAAATTCCATGCTCCCGCCAAGGATGGCCAATTGTTCCTTTGCTGTCTCAAAGTCGAACGCCTTTTTAATGGCAAGCCCGATCCCAATCGCACCAACGATTAGCCCCTTGGCCATGATGGAAAACGCCCGGCGGGCCGTGTTGGCAGCTTGCGCCATGCCACGGGACCAACGTCTAGCCGTCCGCCGCATGTTCCGCATACCACGGTTAAACTCTTTTGAGTTCAGGCTGACGCGCGCTTTTAGTTCTGCTTTACTCGCCATTTTCTTCGGCCATATGCTCTGTTATCAGGTCCAGGCGACTCTTGCCCCACTTCTGTTCGTCGCCGTGATTCTCAAGACTCGCCATCTGCAACCTCACCAGCACGACTGCCGGAGTGTACCATGCCGCTTCCATCCGAGACAGCCCAAGCACTTCCATGCCCCATGCGACGTTCATCGCTAGCCAGTCTTTTTTTTTCCGGTCACAGCCGATCCGGTATCATCGTCGTCGCTGCCGGCTAAGTCGTCCATCTCTGCCGTGTATTCCATCAGCTCAGTCAGCGCCGCAGACATCGGGTCTGCCTTTTGGCCAGCCTGCCACACTAGCACGGTATCCCATAGGTCGAGAGGCTTTCGGGCCGCCTTCCAGAGTGCCAGTATTTGCCCTTCCGTTGTGTGCAGCGCGCAATAGAGCATAAGCACTGCGCGGTCCATGTCCTCAAACGGTTCATGCGCCGGTTTTACGTCCTTGGCTTTAGGCTTCCTGGCACCTCTGACGACTCTGGCTTTTGGCGTCAATGCGTCTTCGACAACCGCAACAATGCGATAGTCCAGCGTTGACGGAATCCGAACCTTCTGGCCTCCCTCAAGCGTCACAACCCGGGGAGCCCCTATCGTGATCGACAAGGGGGCCTCGGGCTGCAACGCGCGCAACTGTTCTCTATTCATGTGTCCCTCTCTCTATGTTAGCTCATATCGGGATAGTAGTTCGCGGTGAGCGTGCCGCCCATGAAATCGCCCTTGCTCTTCGTTTTTTCCCAGCTCACTAAGTACAGCGTTTCCGAGCCCGAGTTGATATCACTCTCGCCACTCGGCAACGTGATCGCGGCGCCACGAGCCAGGAAGTAGGCCGCGCCACTATTGCGGATTTTGAAATCCATGGTGATTTCACCCTTGTCGCCATGAAAAACCGTCGCGAGGATGTCGCCGTCGCCGTCCGTCAGGTCGTCATTTCCGCCGTCGAATGACTCCCTGATGTTGTCCACGATAATTTGTGTATCGCCAATCGTTCCCCAGATGGGGCCTGTGAGTCCGACCAGTACATCCGACATGGCATTAGCTCCTTATACTTTTTCCGGTTTCATGATCACCGAGAACTGGATCGCGATGACTCTGTGTCGTCCGTCTACGTCGGGCAGGTCATCGCCAGCCTGTACCCCGTAGTACGTGTTGTAGGTGCTCGCGGCGCTCAACGTCGCCACGATGCCGCTATCATAGATGGCGGCACGTACAGCAGCGACCAGCGCGTGTAGGATGGCACCGCTTTCGTCGTCGTCTTCATAGGATGCCGCTTCGGTCGAAATGTCCGCTCGTCTCATTCCGGTCGGGATGGTCCCGCCGTCGAGAATGTCGCGAAGGTTGAGGCAGCGCACCTGCGTATAGGTTGCCGCGTCAGGCTTGGCGACGTACTCGCTGACGATCGAACCAGTCACTCCGGCAGCCGTGATCACTGCGATCACATCGGCAATTACGGTCTTCTCAATGTCCTGTGACGTTGCCACTAGGCTTTTCCGTGTTTGCGCAGTAGGCGTTCGTACGTGCGGCCGAACTTAAACGACGCTTCCCGCAGCCCAGCGCCCCAGAAGTCTTTCTTGGCGTTCAGGACATACGGGTACGGGACTATCTTGCCCTTTGCGTCGATCAGATAGGATTTAACAACCCAACCGATACTCTGCTCACCTTGCTTGTCGCGGCGATCATCAACAGTGCCAGCCGACGTGAGCTTTCGGCCTCGGTAATCGGTTGACCATTCCCCGAAACGCCTCCGCGTTCCAGGAGTTCCTGCCATTTCCAGGGCTTCCCACGCTGGCCAGAACCCGGCCCGAGTGTTTCCGGTATCGCGCGGCGTGTTGTGAACAAGCGACCGGATAAGCGTGCGCCCGTTGAAGGTCACGATCTCGGTATCAGATCGGTCAGACTCGTTCGCCAGTTCCGCCATAGCCCGCTCAAACTCGCGGGTATCTGCTGCCATTGATAGCATATTGTCAGCCATCAGACATCCCCGCCGAATTGCTTGCCTAGATGCAGGATGCGTTGTAGCCCATCTGGCGTGTCCTTTATGTCGAGCACGCGCCGTGCTGTGCCCTTCCAGGTGACTGTATTGCGCGTTATGATCGTCACATCAGTATTCAGCACAGCAATGCTATCCTGGTACTCTTTTGAGAACGTGGGGCCACGCCGCCGCAGTTCGCTCTCACGCATGGCAACGGGAAAGCACGGATAAGAGTTTCCGCTAAAGGTGACCGTATTTCCGAGATGCTCCATAGCCGCCCTGGTGCGTCGGTCAATTATGGTGGTATCTATCGCCATGCTTCACCGCTGAGGGGAAAGGGACCAGCCGGCCAAAGAGAGGGATAGGGGATGGCAGCCGGCCGGTCCCCGGAGTTACGCACTTAGCTCGGGAGCAAATCGCTGTCCACGTTGTCGAGCCCGTAAATGTGCTCGACATTGAGCACATGCTGCTCAGCATACGCCCGAACGTCAACCATCTCGGACAGCTCGGCATCGCTGTACCAGCTATGGCACTCGAACAACTCGTCGCCGCCCGGGGTGGCGCCAGTAGCAGAGAACCACAGTGTACGGCCAACCTGTGGAACCTCGTTCGGATCAACGCCATCCTGCGGCAGCTTTACCAGAGCCGCGCGGTCCTGGTAGGTCGCGCTCTGAGTGTACCACTGCTCATTGTTGCCAGGCAGCACGAGGTCTACGCCGAGCGCCATAGCGAGCTGCTCAGTCGAAACATTCCGTACCACGTTGGACGGCGCAGGAATGACGCCGGTGAACTTGAACCTGTCAACCACTTCCTCGTATCGTTTGACCAACGAGAACAGGCGGTTAGACAAGACCAAGGCAATCGGCCCATCGCCCGCCAGATCCACCAGAACGTCATAGCCGAGCTGTACCGCGGCCACGAAGCTGGAAGCGATATCGGTATAGGTCACCGACCCATTGGCGAGGACGTTTGCGGCGGTCAGGTCTTCGATAGCGTTTCCTACGGCACGCTTGCCGATGCGGGCGCCGACCTGCTGGGCAGCGTACAGACCACCGAGCCCTGCAATGTCGCCATCGGGGATCTCTTCACGGTCGATCAACTCATCGTTTTCCAGGTTGTACGTCGTGTTTGCGTCGGCAACGAGATTGGTCGTCGGCGCCGTCCCTGCTGTCCTGCCAGTCTGTGCAGATACATCGGCCTGCAGATCCTGGAAATACAGCGTCCCCTGCCGCATGGCGCGCGGCAGCAGCGGGAAGATTCTGTCCGTAATGTATGCGGGCCTCGCGTATTCCAGCGCGGCAAGGTCGGGTCTCGGTTTGCGTGTGTCTGCCATGGGATTAACCTTCTTTCTTTGCTTGTTTCGTTGCGTTGACAATCATCTCAGCGTGCAACGCGGGAAACTCCCGATGCACTGCGAGCATCGCCGGTCCTTGTTTCATTCCGTCTGCCTGCTTCTGGGCCACAACAGCCCAAAAGTCGCCGCCTTCTTCCGACCCGGGCCTGGAACGCAAGCCCTTGTCTAGTGCGGCCATTCGCGTTTTCAGCGTCGCGTTCTCGGTCGCCATCGCCTCAGCGGTTTCCGCCGTCTTGGCGTTCTCCGCCTTCAGCGCTGCGGCTTCAGCCACGATCGTTTCAACGCGTTCTTTCCATTCCGCTTCTGCGGACAGGGCGCCCTTGGTTTCTCCCGCTGCCAACCCGGCGTCGTAGGACGATGACTGACGCGCTTCCTCGCCGCCCATGTAGGCGACTGCGGCAGCAACTACGTCCAGGGCGGGCGCAGCTTCGGACATTGAGAGCAGTTCCGCCAACGGTGCGAGGTTCAACGGCTCGGGCGTAGGCTTCTCTGTCGGCTCAAGCAGCGCAGCAATGCCAAGCCCGAGCTCGGTAATTGCTTCGATCTCGGCAGGTTCAAACGCCACCGGTTCGGAATCCTCGCCAATGATCTCGGACACGAGCCCGGCCGCCTTGGCTTCGGTAGCTGTAATCCAGCCCATGCGACCCTCTGAGAACCACTCGTCAACCGCTTCCTGCGCGAAGTCGTAGCGGTCAACCAGTGCCGTCGTGATTCCTTTATTGATAGCCCGCATAGCGGTCGCGGCGTCCTCGTGGGCTTCGGGTCCACCAAACTCGCAACCTGCCGCACTGTGCATCATGAACATCGTGTTTGCGTGGGCCTTCACCGGGCCAAGTTGCGCCGCGATCGTGGAGCCAGCCGAAGCCGCAAGCGCTCCAACCGTCACGGGGGTGGGTTGCCCAGTCTTTGCCTGCCAGTCCTGAATCACATTCAGCATCTGGTTTGCCGCGAACACGGAACCGCCGCGACTGTTGATTTCAACGCTCAACGGCTCATCGGGATTGGCGGCTTCAACGGCCGCCTCAACGCGTGACAGTGGCGTGATTTGCCCTTTGACGATGTAGTCTTCGGTCCATGCTGAATCGTACTCGCTCGGAACGATGACGCCTGAAATCTTGAGAATACTCATGTGTTGTTGCTCCGTGTTCCTACTGGGAAGCTCGGGACAAATAAACCGTGATCCCTGCTCCACTTGATTTGCTCACCCAACAGACCTGTATGTTTCTTCCAGCCCGGGCCCCAGATGTCCTCGTATGTGATCGCGCCGATTTCTAGGTTCGTCCGTGTCGCGCTGGCTTCTTGTGACGGGTTGATTGCCCTACGCTTCGGCCAGCCGTGGAAGGAATACTTGTCAAGCCATTCGGCCTCGGGTGCCGCTTCTATCTTCCCCGCCTCAATGCCATACCGGAACGCACGCGTGGCAACCCAGTCGTAGTAGTAGCGCTCCTCCCATTTCTGCCACCATTCAAACAGCGGCCATGTTAGGTTGTTCTCGGCCATGGAGGCCGAGTAGCTGGCATCGGCCTTGCCGGTCGCGAACATGGCAGAAAGCCCCTGGGCCCAGCCTGCTTGGCCCTGCATGAAGTCAATCATCTGCTGCGCGTCGGGTAGGTCGCCGGCCATCTGCATCGCCTCAGCGTCTTCGTCTGGGTTCATGTATTCGATCGCGTTCATGGCCCATTTTTCGAAGTTCTTATACCGCGCGTTGCTTGTCGTTTCATCGCTCGTCAGGTCGGGCACTCCGTCTGAATTGTCAGTCTCGGATACAGCCCCGCGACCCTGTGCGATCCCGTCCTTCTTTTTGATCTTTATCGCCATGAACGACTGCACCAATGCCCGTTGCTGCAGCGACTCGATGAACCGCTCAAGATCCTGCCACATATTGGCGATCTCGATGGTGTCCGACACGCCGCGTCCCTGGTTGATGCGCCAGGGATTCATCAGAAGCGTACAGTCATCAGTAGGCAGTATGGTAACCTCGTCATACTTTGCGGTAGCCTTGCCTCGTACTTCGGCTTTCTTGGTGGCGATGTAGCCAACCGTTCGGTCATAGCCGTCCGTGATCCTGCCGCTTCCTTGCTGCAGGTCGCTCTTGCCAAGCTGCTCCTCTATTTGCGTCTTGTGCGCCTTCCATTCTGCCTTAGACAGCTCTGGCATCTGGTCAGCTTCCCAATACCACAGCGTGCCCTTTGCGTCCGGGATCACGCCAGTACTGTCGAAGAATACCAGCAAGTCGCCCTCACGGTGTACGGTTGCCTGGGCAATACGGGCCTGATCGGCTAGGTGTAGATTCCCGCGGCCGTCGCAGTTTTTGGAAAACGGGCCATTGAACCAGTCCGACCACGCTTCGGCCTTGCCTTCGTCCTCAAGATGAACGATGCACTTTGGGCCTGTGCCGACCACGTTCATTTGGATCTGTGTCGAGGTGGCTTTGGCGCCGCCGAAATTGCGCCGATTGTCCCGGGCCTTGGCGACTGAGATCAGTCGTCCTAGTTGGCCAACGGATTCATCTTCGCCCTTCATTTCGATAGAGGGGGTGCGGCGCTTGTGCCGGTTGTGGCTGTCCTCAAGCGCGCGGTAGGTCTGCTGCATTTGCAGCGTGTCGAGCTTGGTAGCCGCGATCGTTTGGCGGGCTTCGGCAGAGGCAAGCTCTTGGGCAAGTGACTGAGCCATTACAGGTCGTCCCCCGAGCCTGTAGGCTCAATATCGGCAGTGTTCCGGCCATTGTAGCTGCGCTTGGCGAGTAGCCGAGCGTAGTATTTCTCAACCTGCGCCGTGACTAGAGCCAAGTCGGCAAGTGTGACGGTAACGCCACTAGAGGCCATGTAGGATTGCCCGACTTTCGCGAGGTCCTCTTCGGCTTGAAGCCACAGAGCGTACATCTCTTCGTCAGACTTGATTGTGCCGGTGAATGCTGATTCAATCAACGTGCCCATGCATTAAATGTACAAGGCTGGACACTACATGCGCAACGGCTTCTCGGCTGGGACGGTCCTATGATTGGACCGTTTTGACAATCGGGGCTCCGATTGTCTGGTGAGATACGAACTTTGAGCCGCACGAGCTGCACCTGTGCGAGCGCACGGTGACGCATCCGTGGCGACGCGTGCCGCCGCTTATGGCGTTGCTCTGGCTGCCACATTCTGGGCAGACGGTCTTCTGGTATCGCGCTATCTTCATGGGCATTCCCTCACATTTCCAGCACTGGCGCGCGCCGTTGTTCCTTGGCAGCCTGACGCCGCAACCCGGTAACCGGACGACGCCACTTGTTCGCGGCCAGCTCAGCGTATGCCACATCCAGCAACGCCAGCAACATCTTCTCACAGTCGAAGTAGTGGTCAGCAGTGCCACGGCTCACCGTGTCCCATTGCTCGTATTGGTCGCCGTGTTTCGCGCGCTTGTTTGGCTGCAACGCGGTCAGGTGCTCGAGGTATTCGGGGTCTAGTTCCTCCTCGGGCGGCATGTACCAGTAACAGTTGCTCCGGTCGTCTTGGGAATACATGTAGTACAGCAAGTCGGCCTGGTATGCTTTGGCGCTCGCAAGGATTGTCTTGGCGACGTTGCCGTGTCGCCACTTCTCCCCGAACGCCCCGCCCTTGTATGCGTACAGTCCGACCTCGCTATCAACAAGTTGTCGGGTATACACTGGCATGTCGCCGTGCCCGCCCTCGTCAATAATACCCATCACCGGCAAGATCCCCAGGTACTCAGCATCCCACGTCTTCTTCAGCTCGGCAATCGTTCGCACGAAACCGCAGGCAAGCGGCCATAGGCTGTTGTTCTGGTCCACGCCACGGACTACCCAGTACCATCCGTTGTCTTGCGTGTCGGCAGACAGGAACACGTTGGCCAGCGTAGCGGGGTCGACCATCGGCGCGCAATGCTTCCGCAACACTTCGGCACCGGCTTTCTCCGCTGCCTTTGGCCGGAACGTCAGGCCCCGCCACGAATTGAAGAAGTTGGCTTGGGCGTAGATGTCGGCAGTCGATCCCCCCGCCAGTTGAGCCTTGGCGATCATCAGCCACGAGAACACACGAGGACACGCAAGCGCACCACATTGGCATCCGACATGCGCGGAATAGTCGGTCAGCTCTACGCCGTCCCGCGTACAGTATGCGCCTTCGGTGTTCAGCTTCTGCGCTACGTCTTCCGCGTGCTGGCTTCCACAAACGGGACACTCGAGCCGCAGTGTGTCAGCGATAACTGTGCGCTCGTCTTCCTTCTCATCGTCCGTCATCTCCCACTGCAGGCAGTGTATAGCGTGGCTCTTCATTGACAGCCGCCCACACTTCTGGCAACGCAGTGTCCAGTATCCGCCGTCGCTTGCCGCGAACTCTTCAGCTATCGCGCTCCTAGTAAGGTCTTGCGTGCTCCCTTTCTTGCGCGGGCTTGGGCTGGACACCTTGACCAGGCACCCTTCGCCCCGAGCCCAATACGTGCGGAATCGCTTTCGGAAGTTGCGCAGGTTCTGGCGTATCCCCGCGTCTGTCAGCGGCCAAGTATCAAGCTCGTCTGCCACGCCGTCGCGTATCGGCTTTGAAGTAATGTCCGTACCTGCTCCAGAGAAAGACACAATGGAACCATTGGGAAACTGGTACCGTTGCTTCTGCACCGTGTTGCGGTTGACCATCTTGGCCAGGCTTGGTATGCTCTTTATCAGCGGGATGAACTGTTCAGCATTGATGTCTGCCGCCTTCTCGTCTGACTCGTAAATGATCCACCTCGGGCCAGGATATTCGACCATCTTGTGCAGCATCACGAGCCGGTGAATCAAACTCTTGCCGGTTTGCTCCACCCCCATTACCGTGACCTCGCGCACCTCTGGCCTGTACTGTGCCAGAATCGGTCGGCGCTGGTAAGGCTCGACTCGGATCATGGCATCCGACGCCGACGTGGGGTCGTACCTCAGCGATACGTTTCGCTCTATCCAGGCAATCGGCTCAGTCTTGGCGCGAGGTCGGCAAAACCTATACAGTTGGTCTGCGCTGTTTGGCATTCTCGGTCGCTTGCCTCAGTGTCTCGTCTAGCAACTTGCGCTGTTCTTCGTCCACGGCAATACGCTGCATCAGGTTGCGGAACTCGGCCAGGCAGTCTATCATCTGAGCCCACTCGCGGTCCTGCACTTCAGCAACGATCTCGCGTCGTTGGTCGTGTAGCTTCTGCTCCAGCACCTTGTTCTGTAGCTCCAGCTGGCGGGCCTTGAGTTGGTGTGTGTCAAGCTCTTCCTTGCCGCGCAAGAACGTGCAGTATTCGTGTACAGCCTTTGGCCATGGGTAGTGGCCGCGCTCGGCCTTGGTGAGATGCCCTTGTGCCGCGAGCTGTTGAATACGACGCTTGCTGATCCCAAGTATCCCGCTCAACACGTCTTGCCCGATAACCTCGGGAATGGCCCGGGCCAACACCGGCCCGGCAGTGCTATTGTCAGTTGGGCGTAATCTCTTACGAATGTCCATGGGGCTCGCTCGCCGCTCCCAGATCTTGGAATTGCTTCTGGGCTGGCGTGCTCCCTTGTTTGGCCATCTGGAGGATTGCCCTCCTGACCTCGGCTTGCGCGTTCTCCTGGGTCTTCATGTCGAATAGCATCACTGCTCCTTTCGCTTTTTCAAAAAGAACCCGCTCCGGTTTTTAGCTCAGAGACCCCCGGCCCGTACCACCGCAACGAACTTCGATCCATTCCATCCCGTCACAGTACCTTGCTGGGGTGCAACGGGTTACGGCTTCCCCATCTCTCTACTCTGGGCATGTCTCCAGCCTATTAAGGGCTTCGGCCTGCGCTTTTTCCATGATCACGAAGCCTGGATAAACATGCATGGCCGCGCAGTCGCCGCCTCTGTCTATTGAGTGGATGACATCGAGCAACGCATTTTCCCTTTGCCGCTGCCGCCGCTCTTTGAAGGCAAGGAAGATCCGGAGGAGTCCAGGGCACTACCCCCCAACACTGGAACAGAGTTCGTGGGCGTGCGCGTGTTCTGTGGAAGTGACACGGGCGTCACCTCTCCGGATGACATGGGTGTCACCTCAGAGGGTGAAGTGACATGGGTGTCACCTCTGCCCCCAACACTGGAACAGAGTTCGTTGACGTGGCTGCCGTCGTCCACTATCAGATCCAGCGGCCCAGGCAGGCTGGCCAAGAATGCTCCCTCTGTTCGGCCAACCACGCCCGCACCATTTTGTCGTTCTTGCGCTTTGTGGCGTCAAAGCCTGGCGGATTCATGGCCAGTAGCCTTTCCACCATGTTCAGTGCGGCTATGTGCCCTTCGGCCGCCTGTGGTATCGGCTGCGGCTCCTGTGGCATGCCGAACCGCACGAGTTGCAGCTCTACCGTGTGGGCCTCTGCCGGCCCTGCTGTGGTCACCTCGTACACGTCGGCAATGCCAATCGCCCCAGATCGCTCTGGCTCGCCCTTCATGCGCCGGGCGATCTCGTCTCTATACCCACGCCGCAACTCAGAGCGATAGCCGGTGCCTTCGGAAATGGTCAAGCTATCCGCGTGCTTCCTCACAAGGAATGTTGGCAGCTTTGGCCGCCCTGCCTTGAGCCCGCCGCGCTGCCACCGTACATGAGTCTCCGTGTCAGCAGCGCACACCCAGGGTTCAAAACCTCCGTGTTGGATGAACTCAATCCGCAGAATAGACACCACGCCCTTGGCCCGGTCCCATGGCCTTGGTGCGGACCACGCCTTGTCGGCGCCCTGCTCTACGAGCTCTGCCGTAGCCGTCATGAACAGGCCGCGCTTCAGACACTTAGACATCATCTCACAATGTCTCTCATACATCAGATCGTCAGCGTCGAAGAAGTGGAGCACGTCCACAGGCGCCAACATGGCGAGCGTGTTGCGGATCCGATAGGGACCGACGTGACGGGGAAACATGTAGGCGCGAATATCTAGCCGCCCCTTCATTTCATCCCGGCAGCGAATGGCCTCGGTCAGCGTGTCCTCGCATGCGTCAACCCCAACCATCACCACGTCTGGCTTCTGCGTCTGGTCTTCCACCCTCCCCAAGCACTCAGCCAGGCACCATGCCGAGTTGAACGCGGGAATGATCACGGCGTGTGTGAGCTTTTTTGGCCGTCCTCTGGGCTTTGCTGGTGCTGGCTTCTCTTCCCGCTCCACCGTGCCGCCTAGCTCGTTCTTGATATTCTCCAGCTCTGCCGGAGTTGCCTTTGCGGTTATCGAAACATGCGTCGCGTCTTTCAGCGCCTCAGTCTTTCGTGTGCGTCCTGTGGCCTTGGCCGGCGCCTTGCGTCTCTTGCGCTTCGTTGGTGCCTTAGTCTTGGCCGTCTTCTTTCGTGTCGTCCTGCCTACTGCGCACATATGCCACCATCCTTTGTCATGATCAGGTTACTGTTCGTTCGGCAGACCACCGTGTAGCCGTTTGAGGCTGCCCACTCTCTCAGCGGCTTGTCTTGCGACTTGTCGCCCCGGTTGTTCCACTCGGCAATGACGATCTCGAAATTCCAGGGCACCTTCCCGAGTAACCCCGCATGGTCGCCGTCTATGTCGATTGAGCAGAGTAGCGGGCGGCCCAATTCGCCTGCCCCTACATACGCGACCGCAAGGATCTCTTCTATATTGGCCACGTCCACGGCGGCGTGAATCGCCATGATTGGCCATTCTGTCGCCAGCTCCTCAAGTGCGGCAAACCGCGACTGCATAGACTCTACCTCAACCGCCATTGCCTCACGCTCCACAAGGCACTGCACATTGCTCAGATGCAGCCCGTCCCATGCCCCAATGTCGAGGCACCACCAGCCGTCGAGCGAGCCAGTCAGCCCCGCCCGCTTGAGCAGCTCCTCAACTATGCCGTCCTCGCCGTACTGGGAATACGTGTTCTGTTTGTACTGCTTCAAGTCACTCATCCGCATTGTCCTTCCTGTGTGTGGTTTGCCTGGTCACATCCCTATGATGGCGAGTATTTCGCTCGTTCGCTGGTCTCTCTCGGCTTCCCACGCGCCCTTGAATGGCTGCGCCCACTCGCGTTGCTCCCTGCCATGGCTCTCATACTCACCAGTTGTCATCCCTTGCAGTCGGTCAACCATGCCAGCAACCTGGCCTTCGTCGTCAATCTTCAGCATCGCGCCGCCCAGGAAGTATCCGCTGTAGATCATCGGGCGGCCGCACAGCATGCCGTCCCAGAACTTTTCCGACACGTAGTTCGGGAGGATGCAGTTTTCGGCCGCGAACATGTAATCAGGATCCAGCACGTCTATGTCATCCCGTTTGTTCGCGTGCCAGCCGCCTTCCTTGGTGCTTTCTGGCCAGCCTTCCCCGAGACACCAGCCACCCATCTGTTCCTGGAGTTGCTTTGCGATTGCCTGGCGCCGCCCATACTGCCGATATCCGCCCCGGAACCAGCCGTCTGCGCTCCACTGGCGTCGCCCTGCGAAGTAGGCACCGGTACCAGTTGGCTCAGGCTTGCAGGCCAACGACTCCCACAGTGCGAACGCAGGCCGGTACGGATAGGCTGGCGTAGTTGTCAGCGCGTACTCGTTCGGGCGCTTTGGGTCGTAGCAGAACACCGCTAGGAACTCGCCGTGCTCCTGGTACAACTTGACCCGCGATCCTGATACTGGCGGCTCGGACTGCATCAGGATTGTAC